TATATGAAACATACTTACACTAGTGCAAATAGTGCCTTGACACAGAGAAACGTAAGTGTATCCTTGAGTGGAGCGAACAACATAGAAAGTGATACAGTATGAATATGAATGATCTTATACATGACTTAGGACTAGCTAATGGTGAGACTAAACGTATGACATGTCCTGCATGTAATACTAAGAATACATTTACTATTACTAATAATATGGGTAAGATCATATGGAACTGTTACAAGGCTGGGTGCAGTGTGTCGGGTGGCACACGTACTCAACTGACTGCTGATGACATACGTAAGTCATTGGGTAGTGTTGCAGAAGAGACACACGTATCAACATTCTCAAAACCAGATTGGTTTGTGCGTGATGATGCAAAGATCAAAGACTTCTGTGACCAGTGGGAGCTAGACCCACAAGATTTAGGCTTGTTGTATGACGTTAAGGAACATCGTGTGGTGTTCCCTGTTGTACACAATGGAGTTGCAGTCGATGCCACAGGCAGATCACTTGGTAAACGTATACCTAAGTGGAAAAGGTATGGTAAAAGTGACTTGCCATACGCTGCTGGACGTGGTAAAACGGCTGTAGTTGTTGAGGACTGCGTGAGTGCTGCTATTGTAGGTGATGGTGGTGTATATGTCGGGGTCGCAGTGTTGGGTACATCATTGTCCACTGGACACAAGAGGTACTTGTCGCAGTTCTCAACAGCAATAATTGCATTAGACCCCGATGCTTTACCTAAGACACTGCAGTTTGCACGAGAGTTACGACAGTACGTAGACACTATCAAGATCCTGTACTTGCGTGACGATTTGAAATACCGTAACCCTACCGACTTTGAAAAACTTACAACACTAGGAGACTAACACATGGAATTATCATTGATACGTAGTCTGATGGACAAAGACTTTTATGACGAGCATCGTGGTGCACGTTGTCCTGACAGACTATTCAGTAAAGATGTACGTAAGATCAAGCAGTCTATTGACACTGCTATGGATCGCTATGAGCGTACAGTTACACCAGCAGAGATTGAGGCATTGTTCATGGCGAACAACCCTACCCTCACAACTGCACAGAAGACTGCCTACAGCCACCTGTTTGGGCAGGTAAGCAAGGAGCAGCCAATGGGCAGTGACGTAGCACAAGAGGTGCTATCTAAGCTGTTTCAACAGGTGATTGGTGAGGACATTGCCAACCTTGGCTTTGACTATGTGAATGGCAGCAAGTCTACACTGGAGCCATTACGTCAGATGCTTGAACAGTATGGCGATGACTTCACACCCAACCTACGTATTGATTGGGAAGACATTGACCTTGATACTATCCTTGCTATGACTGACCTTGAGTCACAGTGGACATTCAACATACCTACGTTGACACGTAAGGTTGAGGGCATCAACGCTGGTCACTTGATTGAGGTAGGTGCACGTCCTAACACAGGCAAGACATCCTTCCATGCCTCACTTGTAGCTGGGCCTAACGGCTTTGCATGGCAGGGTGCACGTGTTGTTGTGTTGTGTAACGAGGAAGGCTATCATCGTGTGGCTCACCGTTACATCACAGCAGCTACAGGCATGGACAAGTTTGAAATCGTCAAGAACAAACAGCAAGCCATGAACACATTCAATAAGATACGTGACAAGATCATGTTCAAGGATGCAACAGGACGTGACATGAACTGGGTTGAGTCTGTGTGCAAGTCATACAAACCTGACGTAGTTATACTAGACATGGGTGACAAGTTTGCCCGTACTGCTGGCTTCTCACGTCCTGATGAGGCACTCAAGGCTAATGCCATACAAGCTCGACAGATTGCCAAGCAGCAAGAGTGTGCCATGTTCTACATGTCTCAGCTATCTGCAGAAGCAGAAGGTAAGGTTGTACTCAACCAAGCTATGATGGAAGGTTCACGTACTGGTAAGGCAGCAGAAGCTGACCTTATGATTATGATCTCCAAAAACCCTACAGTTGAGGGTCAAGAGGAAGAAGACAACCAACGCCACATCAATGTGGTAAAGAATAAACTATCTGGGTGGCACGGTATTGTACACACAGATCTTGAATACAAGATAGCGAGGTATGTATCATGATAGATAATAATATTAATCCAAAGACAGGAAAAACTCCTTATTATAAAGACAATCCTGAAGCTGTTAAAAAACGTGATGCGTTGAGAATGTTTGTTAATGGTAAAGAGGTGAGTAAAAAACACGCACTGTATAAAGCAGGTCGTTATAAATCTTTTGGTGATGCTGCCTTTGCTTCACTGCAAAAAGACCAACAGATCAGCGAGGGCTACGTGTATGCAATACAAAATGCAGCATGGCCTGAGTGGATTAAAATAGGTAAAGCTATTGATGCAGAAGATAGGCTGAATGGATACCAGACAAGCTCACCCCTGCGTGACTACACTCTGTTGTACTACAGATACTTTGATGATCGTAATACAGCAGAAAAGAAAGCGCATATCTTAGCTGCGACACAAACGACACACCCTTGGAACAAACATGACAACGGTGAATGGTTTAAGCTGACACAGCAGCAAGCAATAGATATAATAAAGGAGATAGAATGATAGGAGAAGCATTGACAGCACTTATGATACTGTTATTTCTTATCTGTGGTATAGTATATATCATAATGAGCGAGGTAAATAAATGATACAAACATTTTACGTAGACCACATGGGTACAGACTTATCTGTAGCTAATGCAGCACGAGTGAGCTTTGGTAAGCGTAGTGAGATGGATACGAGTGACGTATGGGGGCCACCCAAGTTGAAAGACAAGGATGCCAAGCTGATACATTACTTAGCCAAACACAAACATACGTCACCTTTTGGACATTGTTTTGCCAGCTTCCATGTTAAGGCACCAGTCTTTGTAGCTAGACAGCTAGTCAAGCACAAGTTCCTACGTTGGAATGAGATCAGCCGTAGGTATGTAGACCATGAGCCTGAGTTTTACCAACCTACAGAGTGGCGAGGGCGTAGCGTAGATGCTAAACAGGGTAGCAAGGGTAAAATAACAGTGTCTTCTGACATAGCTAGAGACATGGCAGACTCAGCCAAAAAAGACTATGAGTACTTATTAGATCTAGGTATTTGCCCAGAACAAGCACGTATGGTACTGCCACAGAGCATGGTCACTGAGTGGTACTGGTCAGGTAGCTTAGATGCATTTGCGGACATGTGTAACCTACGCTGTAAACCTGACACACAGTACGAGACACAGGTTGTAGCTGGTCACATTGACACAGAGATGTCTAAGCTGTTCCCTGTATCATGGAAAGCATTAAGGGAGAATGAATGATGAGAGGTAACATTGACGGTGCAATCAAGGCGTCAGCTATTGTAGCTTTACTTATAGCTGCGCCACCTGTACTGATAGCCATGACATACGATGACTACCCAAAGTATTGCAAGCTATCTATCCTGCTACCATGTATAGGTGTAAGCAATGAGTGAGATAAAAGTGACAGAGGTAGAAGAACACGAGGATGGCAGTGCTACACTACAAGTAGAGTGTGACCCTGAAACATTCGCAGCTATATTCAACGTAGGCTTTGTGACATTAGTGAAGAAAGGTCTGGAAGACGATAAGTGGCAGACTTGTTTAACTTGTGGTGGTCCAGCGCAGAGTGATACATGTGGCTTTTGTATAGAGGAAGCAGGTAAATGATTAGACCTATGAAACAAGAAGAAAAAGAACGTGCAACTGAGAGGAGACTTAGTAATATGACTACATCAAAATCAATATGCGAGATACGTTTACACAATGCTATGGTACGCAACAACCTAACACTAGAGGAGTGTATAAATGCCATAGATTCATACGCTATGGATAAAAAGTTTCACGATGATCTTGACAGTCTATACAATGTCGAACAAGATACATGGGATGATTGGCACGATGGAGATATAAAGTAGGAGACAACATGATACTGACCCTAGACGTAGAAAACACAGTAACTAAACGCAACGGCAAGATGCACCTTGATCCGTTTGAACCAGACAACACACTTGTAATGGTGGGTATGCTAGATGATCACATGAATGAAACGATTGTAACGTTTGATCACGCAGAGCAACAACCCACCACAGATGGGCGGCGTATTGTTCAGGATGCACTGGACTGTACCCGCCTGTTGGTTGCACACAATGCCCCTCACGATCTTGTATGGTTGTGGGAGTCAGGCTTTACTTATGACGGTGACATCTTTGATACCATGCTAGGCGAGTACGTACTGCAGCGTGGACAGAAAGAGCTACTGTCACTTGAGGCATGTGCAGAACGCTACGAGCTTGACACTAAGAAGCAGGACACACTCAAAGAATACTTCAAGCAAGGCTTGTCTACTCGTGACATACCACATGCTGAGTTGACTGAGTACTTGTCACATGACTTACATGCTACGCAGCAATTGTTCAATCGTTTGCAGACGAAGTACGAGGAGTGCAGTTCACTAGAACCAACGATCACTCTGACTAACCAGCTTGCAATACACCTTGCACGTATCTATCAGCGTGGCTTTCAAGTAGACATGGATGCACTGTTGAAGGTGCGTGATGAGTTTGAACATGAGCGTAACGTACTTTCAATTGCACTAGAGGAACAGGTTGCAGACCTTATGGGTGACAGACCCATCAATCTCAACAGCCCAGAGCAAAAGTCATGGGTTATCTACAGCCGTAGGCCACATGACAAAAAGGTGTGGGCAGACTTGTTTGATGAGCGTATGCCAGACACAGAGTATCGTAGTACAGTACGCTTACACAGTGAGCGTTTGTATAAACAGAAAGCACACCAGTGTAAGGAATGTTATGGCACTGGTCAGGTAAGAAAGGTAAAGAAAGATGGAACTCCCTTTGCTAGAACTAATAAATGTAATACTTGTACTGGAAGCGGTTTCTTTTATACTGACTCTACTTCCCTAGCTGGCCTCAAGTTCTCACCACCTACAGCCAAGTGGGTAAGCTCCAATGGCTTTGGTACAGACAAAGGTAACTTGCTATACCTTGAGGGCATTGCACGTTCCAAAGGTATGAAAGAGGCAGAGCTATTCTTA